CTTGTATGAGGAAGATCAGGTAATAAGATGTCAAAAAAAATACGAAAAAGATGGTTATATTTGCATTATTGAAAAGAAAAATTGAATAAAGCCGACATCATATTGGAACTATCCAAAGCCGATTGGCTGAAGAAAGCCACCAAGAACATTGCAAAAAACAATGAGTTGGCAAGGGAGTTGTATCAATTTTACTTTTTGACAATACTTGAGAAACCTGATGAACAAATCGAGAAAATATACAGAGACGGATACATCCAGTTTTGGTCAATCCGTCTTCTATACCTTTGTATCAACGGCAACCGGCATCCCTTTGGCGAATCAAGAATATATGATCAACATGATGTGTACGAGCTTGACTTCGCTGAAGAAATTGACTTACTGGATGAGAGGGAACAAGCCGAAGGAATCGAACTTGAACGAATCAATAAAATAAACCAAGTAACAGAATCAGCATATTTCTATGAACGAGAACTTTTCAAACTATGGTGTTCAGGAATGTCTGCAAGGGCAATCCACAGAAAGACCGACATCTCGGTTCGTGAAGTGTTGAGAGTAATTAAACTAATGAAAGAAAGATGTACAACGAAATAATTGGGATTGCTTGTTTGGCAATCATCATCGTAAACTTTGGCAAACCAGCCGATCTATTAAAACGCTATCTCTACGGAAGCGACTATTCCAAATGGAAGAGAATGAAACCCATTGACTGTGCTTTCTGCTTGTCGTGGTGGTTGGGCTTGTCCTTTTTCTTGTACACATACGGTTGGGTGGGGATACTTTATGCATCCATCGCAACTGTGATTGTCGCACTATTAGAAACCAAACTATGACACCACAAGAGAAAGCGAAAGAATTGGTTGACAAATTCACCGTAGTAGGATTGCAACAAAGAAACGAAGGGATTCAATGTGCGTTAATCATGTGTGATGAATTGTTATGTAACTCAACATTTTTAATCAGTACGGGCGAATCATATTTTTGGAATGAAGTAAAAAAAGAAATAGAAAAACTATGACAACAAAAGGAAAAGCACAAGAATTAATAAAAAAATTTAGTTTTAATACAAGATGTTTTAGTGAAACTAAAGGTTGGGAAGATTCTTTTTTTGACGCTAAAGAATGTGCATTGATTGCAGTTGATGAGATATTGAGTATAAACTCCGTTGATAAGGATGAGGATTTATCAAACTATTGGGAACAAGTAAAACAAGAAATACAAAAACTATGAGCAACATCGAATTTATACTATCACTCCAACCCCTTTACGATGTTTGGAAGAAAACACAAGTATTTGCACCAACACCAGAACAAGGTGCAATCCTGAACAATGTTCACCGTGAAATCTTCGGAAGGAACTTGCCAAATTGCAGTACTTGTGTAACTGAAGCATTGCACTCACTTTTGATATGGGCTAACCAACAACAAGAAGCCATCACCAAAGCACAACTTGCCGATGATGAGCATAAACCAAAAAGGAGAAGAAAGAATGAAAGCAATCCTTGAGTTTGATTTAACTGAAGAAAGAGCAGAGTTTGATATGGCAGTGAACGGATACAAGTTCTCTCTCGTTGCTTACTATTTAGACCAGCACTTGAGAGGATTGATTAAGTATGCACCGGATAACCAAAGCGAGGATACTTACAAAGCATTGCAAGAGACAAGAGACAAACTCCACCAACTGCTGAATGAGTATAATTTGGAGGTATGAAGAAACACACAATGGTATATTTCAAACACTTTGGCTATGACATCAGCTCATTCATAGATTGTGAGGTATGTGGTAAAGTTGGGAACGACCTTCACCATATCGAAGCAAGGGGAATGGGAGGTACAAAAACAAAGGATGTCATTGAAAACCTAATGTGTTTGTGTAGAGAATGTCACATCAAATATGGTGACAAGAAACAATACAAGGAGTGGTTGAAATCCATTCACGAACAAAGATTGTCAATGGTAAAATAACAACGAAATAACAACGAGAGCAATGGCAAATGAACAGAACTTGAAACCATTCAAAAAAGGTGGGGATGAAAGAATAAATCTGCAAGGTAGACCGCAGAAACTCATCACACAAATGAAGGAGATTGGATACACCAAATCCCAAGTTGAAGACACGATGTTGTCTATGTTGTCGCTTGGGCGTAAGGAACTGGAGAAGATAGATCGTGGGGATGAATACACGATAATGGAACGCACGATTGCCGGTGCATTGCTGAAAGGTCACGACAAGAACTCTCTGTTCAACTTGGAGATGTTGCTAACACGATCACAAGGCAAACCAAAAGAAACAATTGACCAAACTATTGAAAGTAAAAATTTCACAATAACTTTGAATTTAGATGAGAGCAAGTTGGAGAGGTGATGACAAACTACCACCACAAGATGAAGACATCCAAGTCGTTTACACTACGGATGCGAGAATAACTTTGGCAAGGTACTTCGATGACCTTTGGGTTGATGAGTACACCAATGCAATTATTGATGTGGCATATTGGATGCCTATCCCAGTAACCCCGAACGAATGACACCTGAAGAAAAAGCATTCCAACTCAAGGAGAGTTTTGGCAACGGATTGACCACAAGAGATTGTGCGTTGATTTGCATTGATGAAATACTTGAAGCCTTGTCGTATAACTCGTGGCAAAATAGGAATGAGATTATTTTCTTCGTTGGTGTAAAAAAACAACTGGAAGAACTATGAGGGTTATTCAGTCGGGACATCTTGGTGATTTGATCTATTCACTCACCGCAACCAAGCGAGTTGCAGAGTTACACGGTGCGGTAGATTTCCACATCGGATTCCGTGAAAGGAACACCGTTGATGGTCATCCAAGCGGTGGATACTGTATGAACTTAAACTCATACGAATATATCAAACCATTGCTTGAGCATCAATCCTACATTAGAAAGGTTGAGATGCACTCGCACATTGATATGGGGTATGACTTTGATAAGTTCAGGCGTCACGGATTGAATCTTGCTACTGGTGATTTGAGACGAAATCACTTTCTTGTCTATCCTGAATTGATAACCGACCTTCACGAACCTTGCATTGAAGCCAGTGAACCAATCGCATACTTTGCGGACAAGATTCTCTTGAACTTCTCTGCTCGTTATCGCAACCACGACATCAACTATTTCCCACTCAAGGAACACAAGTGCGTTTTCTTTGGATACGAATCCGAATATATTGCATTCACCGAGAGATGGCAGTTGGATTGTGAACTATTGAAATGTCAGGATGCTTTGATGTTGGCAACCATTGTCGGCAGTTGCAAGGCGTTCATTGGGAATCAGTCAAGCACCTACGCAATTGCAGAGCAAATGAAGGTAAAACGATTGCTTGAGGTATGCGTTCACTCACCGAATGTTATTCCTGTCAACAATGGCTTTGACTATTTAACGAATCAAGGCTTTAATTACTTACTTAATACCCTATGAAACTTTTAATACTAACAGACGGAATCAATGGCGTGGTTTACCATCGCATCTACGCACCACATTTGAGAATGCAAATAAACGGAGAAGCCGAGGTTGATGTTTGCCAATCACAAGCCGAATGGATGATGGTTGACCTTGCCCCCTACGATGTAATTGTTTTCTCACGATGGCTTGGAAAGAACCAGTACGATGTCTTGAAACGAATCACGGATGCCGGGAAGCCTTATGTGATTGATGTGGATGACTATTGGGTTTTGCCGAAATACAATCCAGCATACTGGGCTTATCGCAAAGGAATAAAGAACTCAATCAAGGATGCCATAAACTATGCGGATGCTGTATTCTGCACCACTCAAAAACTTGCCAATGAAGTGAGGACAATCAACGAGAATGTATACATTGTGCCAAACTGTTTGGATACATCTCACAACCAATGGAAGCAACCAAAGGAAAAGAACGAGAGAGTGAAAATAGGATGGGTTGGTGGAATCACACACGAGGAGGATTTGAAGCTCATTGCCGATGACATCAATTCTATGGATGTGGATTTCTACATTTGCGGATACACTCCGAGTGATCATTGGAACAACATCGTGAAACTGATTCCCAAAGCCAACATCGTTCAAGGTACTTCGGTGTTTGAATACGGTGAGGTATACAAGCACTTTGATTTCGTACTTGCACCCCTTCAGGACAACCACTTCAACAACTGCAAATCGGAGTTGAAGATTGTGGAAGCCGCTGCCTATTCTATCCCAATTATCTGTTCTGCGGTTTACCCATACTTATACCATACCGGAAATGATGGTGTAATCTTTGCAACTCAAAACAACTGGAAGGCATCCATTGAGAAACTGATTGATGCTGGTCATTCGGTGAGACAATCAATGGGCGAATCAAATCGCATTTATTGTGAGACCTACCACAACCTTGAACTGCACAACCTAACACGATTAAGTGTGTACCAAAGTTTATGCAAATAACCTATCAAAGACCATATGTCACGAGTTACCAAAAAGACATCCTTGATTGTGATGCTCGTTTTAC